AGGACCGCACGGGGCCTGAGAAGCCGCTAAACGACCAAATCTCTGTGCCGTCGGACGCATCGATTGCCCGCAACGTATTGTCGAGAGACCCGACATATACCACTCCATCTACGACCGTCGGTGAGGACCGCACGAGGTCTGAGAAGTCGCTAAACGACCAAATCTCTGTGCCGTCGGACGCATCGATTGCCCGCAACGTATTGTCGTCAGACCCGACATATACCACTCCATCCACGACCGTCGGTGAGGACCGCACGAGGTCTGAGAAGCCGCTAAACGACCAAATCTCTGTGCCGTTAATATTTGTCCGTTTGGCTATCTTAATGCGCTCATCAACGGGTTCTGCATTATTGATAGCCGAGACGGTTGTGATCCGTGCATTGCCTGTACTGACCGTGGCAGCATCTATCGAATTAGGTGATAAATCATCTTCTTGATGTGTTCGATTAGACAAATTGTTGTGGTCTATAGTCGTTTCGTCTAATCCAATAGTTTCTGACCCACCAAGCTCAACATTTCCACCACCAGTTAATTTTTCATTTGTATTAATTGTAACAGAATCGTTTTCCAAACGACTTTGTGGAATATATGTGTTAGTTTCATCCCACACAATTTCTCCATCTGCTGCAACTAAATTTCCTTGGAGACCACCACCATCAACTATTGATTGTGCTTGATCTGCATTATCAACAGTTCCATCTTCGTTACTATCGATATCAGTAAGTGCGTCACGAGTATCGGTTTCTAACCGTTCGACGTTGTGCCACAACGCATCAAGGTGCTTTTCGTTAACTTGATCGCCGCCCGTATAGAAAAATCCATCGGGCGGAAATTCACCTTCTTCACCCCACGTCGGGAATCGGTTGTCGATAGTCCAAGCCATTTGTTTCTATATGAGTAGTAGTCGTGGTTTTCTCGCACGATCAAACCACTACAGAGTTGCGTTCACGAACGCAACGAAGTTTGAGTTTCTTATGAGTTAACTATTCTAAAATATCTTCTGACAACGTTCCACCTTCGTCTATATCGTCAGCAGTAAGTCCTTTTGTTGGATCGTCTCCTTCGCCATCTTCTTTCAACTGTAATGTTCCGCCTTCGACAACTTCAACTCTGTGACCAGCAGGAACTCCTTTTTCTAACAGCGAAACAATTTCTTCGGCTGTAAATCCAACAGAATTATATACATCCCCGTCAGCACCAACAATTACTGTTGCTGGTTGGGATTCATATGGTGTGTTGAAGTTTAGATTAGCAACGTCTGTTTGGAGAACGCTCGTACAAAACTCAACATATTGGTCAAACGTTGCGCCCATAGTTGAGGCACGAAACGTTGCTTTGATTCGAGCACGGTATTTTGCGTCGGACTCGTTGCTTTTCCGTTCGACGTTTACTAACTCACCAAACTGGTCTAATTCAGCACCCGTTGCCGAGTTGATGTGCGTTTGCTCGTACAGTGACTCAATGTCGTCATCGACACTATTATATGAACTTAAGAGTGCTTTAAATAGTGTGTGTGTATTCGATCCGCCAGTAAACGCAAGTGCCGAGTCCCAATTCTGTTCGGCGTATCGGATATTTCGTTCGTCTGGAATGTCGTTGTGAACCATTATCGTTCTCTCGTGTTGATTGTAATGGTCGCATCACTTGCGTCGGTCTGTGCCACTTCGTTTTCACCCACATCAATAATGTCAAGACCATCGACCGTCGTCGTTGCAGGCGTCGTTTCAATCGGCGTTCCATCGACAGATTTGTCGAATCCAAGCACGCCGTTATCGTCACCAACGACAATATCGCGGATCTTATCGACACGCACGTCTTCGCCAACACCGATCCCAATCGTAGTCGAATCGTTCGATAACGTGCCACCGACGTATTGGGTTATCTGATCTCGAATGTCGTCATCACCGATGTATGAATCATCGATAACGACATCCAGACTCATCGACACGTCGAGCTTTGTCGGTCGAGAAAACGTAATATCTCTCGTCTGTCCATTCGAATCAGCAGTGACGGTTACGGATACCGCAGTACCATTCGCACCGCCATAGTCGCGTGCTGTGATGGCCTTTTTGTCGAATAGTGCGTTCGCCACGTCTTCATCAGTACCACCATAGACGACCGCCTCGAACGACACGGATGGCAGTCCACCACTACCCGTGTTGTCGATGTCAGTTTTGTTCTCGTAGACGGTGACGGAACTAACATTATCGACGTTGTTCGTCAACTCCGCAACGATTGCATCGTGGGTTGCATCACCACCACCAGTGACCGCTTCAGAGGCTCGGTTCCGAAGTTCCGAGTCGGTTTCTTCGTCCGTTCCGACAGCAAAACTATTTTGATCGCGGTCTTCGTATTGGGGATCGCCCGTAGGATACAGATTCGTCGTTCGATCGACGTTCGACGGTGGTGAAACGAGTTGTTGAATCGAGTTGGCACCGACGTTGCCTTCCACACCGCCTTCGATGGCACGGATATTGGCGCTCACTTCCGAAGTGGTATACCAATCGAACGACTTACTACTGTTCGCATCGTTGGACTTAAAGCCCGCATAGCCTCGTGTGTACGTATCGTCGTCGCCGCCCAACGTCGATAACTCATTTCCATCGGCGTCGGACACGGTGATGCCGATATTGTTCGTTATCGACCAGTTAATTTCGACCTCGTGAAATTCGTTTGCGGTAATTGTTGTCGCAGCAGTGTCAATAGTACTCGTAACCGTATTGCCCTCGACTACTTCAAGCCGTGTTTCTTGGGCAGCTTCATCGAAAACGATTTGATAGTAGTTCGACGCATCGAACGGGTCCATTCCGAAAATGACGGTCGGCTCCGTACCCGCAGTTGGACGCACGTCGCAGTGATACACCGAGCCTTGTTTTTGCTCGATGTCGTCTTTGTAGATGACAGCGCCGTCCGTGGCGTCCATTGTAAGGACGTTATCGCCGTCTGTGGCCGATCCATCGACGTTTACGGTGGCTGCACCAACGTCGCCACTGTAGTCGCTTAGATCGCCGCTCTCGAACGAATCAACGAGATTCATAACCGCCACTTCGCTCGTCTCGAACTGGATGGGTTGTCCTTCAGTTTGGACCGTCGTGCCGCGTTGAATCACGTAATCTTGGTCGGCCTTATCGACGCCGATAAAGCATTGGACGCCTGTCGAATGGATCGCAGAACGACGCTGAATCCCGATAATCGAAACCACGTTATCGAGGTCTTCACCCGTTGCGGTATCGAGGAAAGCAGCATCGTAGACTTCCGCAATCGATTCTTCTTGATTGTCAGCGAGCGTCGAGGCGAGAACAGCAGTCAGCGTCGAGAACACTGACGACTGCGTGAGGTCGATATCGGCCCCAAACTCCGCTCGCAGTTCGTCTTCGAGGTCGTTTCGAATCTCTGCTTCCGTCTGTTGTCTGTATGAACCGTTTACGATTGGCATTATAGTATCAACTCGATTGTGAAATCTTCATTATTTGTCACAACGACATCCAACTGCACCGCACCCGTGTCCGTATTGTACTCGGCCACCGATACGTTAACGACGTTTTCGATTTGTGGATCGGACTCCAACGATGTACGGACACGTTCCTCTAACAAGCCAACGTTTGTACCCGTCAATCTCCCACCCGAGAACTGCTGTGCTTGGTTGAGCACGTCCAACGCAGTCGATTGTTCTAACTGCTCAATGCCGCTAATCGTGGCAAGATCGTTTGCACCGTCGAGGAACGTGTCCAAGTTTTCATCTACTCGTAGGTCAGTAACCATTAAATACCATCTCTCCGTACCGTAAAGTCATTTGTTCGTGGATCACCGAGTAATGTCTTATCCGAACCACTATCTTGTCGAACCCGTGCTGTAACGGTATCTCCGTCTGATAGTTTTTCGTTGTATGAAATGTCCAACGATAGTTCCTCTTTAACGACGCTTTGGCGGGCCTTTCGTTTAACCAACTCGTCGTTCACGAATAACCCAATATTGTACGTGTTGTTCTGACCAGCGTTCGGGAACAGACACGACGCTGTAATATTGTACGACCCGCCTTCTTTGAGTGTAAACGTATCAATATTGTACAAATCTACGTCGTCGTATTTTTCACTATTATACTCGATTATTTCAAACGTGTCACCACCACTGATCGTTTGATCCGTCGTTTTTTCAATCGAGGCTGTTTGGCTGTCAATATCGACACGCTGTTGTTCAGCAGTGCGGATCGAAATACGCCCGTCGTCGTGAACAGTGACGTGGGAGCCGCTGTGGTTGCCGAGTCGAATATCGCCAACGTCGTAGGATGGCAAATCAACATCGCCGTCTTCGACACGATCTAACGCATACCACGATCCGACTACCCACGGTTTGTCGGACTGTGTAAAAAGTACAGCTACGTCATCGCCTTTCGAGGGAATCCAGACAGATCCAATCATCGGCGTCAGTACGGGTGCCAAATATGATGTGCCATCGCCGTAGACGCGAATTCGAACCGTATGGAAGCCGTTACAGTCGTCACAGCGAGCATTAACAACTCGTGCTTTTGAGATCGGCATCTGAATGTCCTTCGACGTGTGATTTCGATCTCGGGTGTAGGGGTTGGATGGGTTATTACGAGCCATAAACTTGTTTATTGGTCGTCATTATGTTTCTCGGTATTCGGATTCGACGTTTATTAGCCGATCCTCGACGGCGATAGAGACGGTGAGATCCGTACTATACTGCTCACCGACGTGGCGTTTGTGATGGACGCCGTTTACTTCCCACTCGATTGGTTGGGCGTTTACATTTTCGTACGTTTCGTTGCAAACTGGGGTCGAAACGATGTAATCGAACGGTAGTATGTACGGTTCGCCTTTAATTGTAATCGATCCTTCAGTTTCCTCGGCCAAGTGTTTTCGAAACTCTTTAATTGCAGCGTTTTCTGCTCTATCAAGAAAGATGTTGTCGGACTCAATCGGTTGGGCCGTATATTCGTATCCGCTTGCACGTTCCAACAGTGGTGTGTATTGAACCTTGACAAACGGATATTCTTCAGTATAGGCACCGACAGACGACGCTTCACTAAAGTCGTTTAGTCCGAAAATACTGTACCGTTCACGGAACGTTGTCCCTTCACCATACAGTTCCAACGTGTTAAACGGTTTTATATCGGCCAACGCATTGTTATTGAGCGTTCGTACTTGCTCGAAAATGTTGTAGTTGTGCGGTGGCAAGTAGTCTTCGGGAATCGTGTCACCAAGTTGGAAATCAGCTTGATCTCTTTCGGCCACCGTCGTTGTGATGAAATCGTCACTAATGCCATCATCACGACGCTCTGCTTCTTCCAACATTGCTGCACCGCGTGCTTCCTCTTGGACATCTCGCCAATCATCGACCGTCTGTTGGTCAACGAAGTATCGACGGTCGTAACTGTTCGTTGCAGCGCCGTCACGGATAGCAGACGCATCGACAACAAGAACGGGCGCATCAGCAAACGGTTCGAACCACCATCGGCCATCAACAAGCGACGTGACCCACTCCATATAGTCAATCATATTGTGACGGTTAATCTGGAACCGCTTGTTGCTATCGAGAGCGATTTTGTCGATGATAGAGCGGAGTGAGTCGATTGCATCGCCAACGGTTTCCGAAAGCGGGTTGATGATAGATTCCCACGCCCATTGACTGCCGATACTCCGAACCGCCTCACTCTGCTCTGCCACGTCTTCTGTCTGTGGGATCTCGGTACGAATATTGGACTTTTTCTGTGCTGGAATGTCAGTAATACCGAACACCGTGTAGTTTATTATATCCCACGGCGTTCGGTTTTGAATACCCACTTTGTTGCCGTTCTCATCCGTGCCTCGAACCGCAAACTCCAACGCCGTATAGAGACTCGGTTTGTTAAATCCGTTCGAAACAGCAACACCTTTCATCAGATCAGCAACGTCATACACCCAAAACTTGCCTGTCCCGTTGTCAGATGGCCCAACACCACCGACATAGCCGTGATGGGCTATCTGCCATTCGTTATCGGTTGTTGGAGAGTCGTCCCAAAAGTATATTCGGCACTTATCATACGAATCGTTCTGTTCTTCGAACCCGTTTTGGCTGCGGAACCCGTTGATGAACTGTACTATCGAGACGCCACCCCACTCCATCGGAAACTGTACTTTGGCTGTCCGAGTAATATCTGCTGGCCCGTCTTTGTTAATCCACTCGTCAACACCGCTAACGGGAATCCGTATCCACTTATCGTCTTGGCTGATATCGACAACCGTTTCAGGATTTGATCCTTCTCCTTTACACGAAAAATCCAGATCAACGGGTGGCAACGACTCGGCTTGCGTACCAACAAAATCGTCATCGCTGACAGTAAGCCCGCTACCACTCGTAAGTTCTTCAAGATTAACTGTTGTCATCTTGCTCACCCGTTTGGATCTGAAACACGAACGCTAACTTTTCTTCACCGTTTTCGATATAGTGTGTAATATCAGTATTTTGCTCAATCGTTAGTCTGCCAACGTATATCGGACCACTATGCACGTCGGAAATGAGTGTGGCATCGGCGTTTTCAAACGATTTTAGTTTCGGAAGTTGCTCGGACGTAATAATGCCCTCAATCGTCATCTCTGGTCCTTCATCGGCGTCACGACGTTTCTCCGTTTCGCCACAGACCGTCTTTGTTTGTGAAATGTCACCTTGATGATCGTACTCGACTCGTTGGGCTACTTTGGGTTTAAATACGTCATCGTCGTCTTCAGAAATGGCCCCATCGCCGTCAATTCTACCACGGACAATTGCTGCTTTTCGTGACAGTACTTCCTTCCGTATATATTGTCCGTTTTGGTCACGGACGCGTATTTCAGCCATTAGTTTTCACTCCCCGTCGTTCGTCCATTACGCCAACTTGCATACCGACCGTTCGATCTATCTTTGTTCGGATCACCACTCGACTCGATAATAACATTTCCGTTCGGACCCGTCACCGCAGCACTCGGGGCAGAAGGACCGCTACCACCACCGCCGTCATACGGATTGAATCCATCATCGCCTTGGGATGAGACTCTGTTAAACTCGCCCATCGCATCAGCGGCGTAGTTGATCGAATCACCGAGCGACGTGAAAGATGACGCCGCACTAAGTGCCATCGGGACGAGCACTGCTCCTAACACACCCAACGACGCTAACGTCAAGAACGCCGCTAACGCCTTGGTTGAGAACAGTATCGATGCTCCAAGTGTTCCACTTGCACCAGCAGCACTAATTGCAGCGGCAATATAGTTGTACAATCCAATTATAGCTTTCCCGATGGTTGTTGTCGCAAATGCGGTCATCACACTACCAGTTCTGACCAACGAAAGGAAGAAGAAATACATCGAAGATATTGCGGACGCCATTGCCGACGCCACAAACGAGTTGAGTGCGGTATTCGTAAGCGCAATTGCTGAGGCGAGTGCTAACATCGAACCGACAACAATGCCCAACATCTCGGGCGAGATACCGATCATTCTCAAGAACGAACCGAGGACACTCAACGCGTCCATAATGGCGTTCGAGACTATCGCAAACCCGATAGACATCTTAATAATGTACGGAATGGCCGAAATAATCGTATCTGCCATCTGCCCAATAGCGGGGATGACTTCCATTGTGAGACGCGTTAACGTTCGTAGTACTTGCGCGTCATCGAGTGCGTCACCAATGGCTCCAAAGACGGGCGAGAAGGCTTCTGCCATTGACGCCATCGCCGTCAGTACCTCGGGCACCCAATCCATCATAAACTGCCCGAACGCTCGTGCATCGTCCGTCAACTCCATTAACGCATCGCCTTGACGGGAGATCGCGTTGAAAAAGAGCGTCATTGCGTCGGCAGCGTCACGGAAGATCGGTTCGAGGCGTTCGGCTAACGGCGCAAACGCATCGAGGAAATCACGCCGAAGATCGTCCATCACTTCGGACAGATTTTCCATATCAAACTCACCGCCCTCCATTCCAACACCAAGTGCTCCGAAGCCAGCAATGGCGAGTAGTGCCGAGGCAGCCGAGATAGCAGCGGTTGCGAGTCCAGCAAGTGCTGTTATAACAGCAGGCACCGCACCGATGAAGACGAGCAGTAGCGGCACAAGACGGGCCAACATATTGTGCATATCGGTCATCCGAAGATCAAACGCACTCATTTCTTCCTTCGCGTCTGTTACGCTTTTCTTAAAGTTCCGTAAAACGTCTGCAAAATTTTTATCAGAATCCTCACCAATATTAAAGTCTCCAAGAGACGACATTGCTTGCATTGACATATCGCCAAAGTCGCCTTGTGGGATCACCCGCGTTGCTCGCTTGACATCAGTCGATATCGTTATACCTTCCGATGCGCGTAAGGCTGCCAACTGCGAACGAACTTTCGCAACCTCGCCACTCAATCCTTCGAGATCCACGTCTATCTCAAGATCGTTAGTGGCCTCAAATGCTTCCAGTTCGGTCGCTATGCGCGTTAGTTCTTGATCGAGATCATCAAGTCGCGTGTTGATATTGATGCCCTTAGAACCGCGTGTATCGACGCTCTGTATCTTGTCAGCCAAGTCGGACAGTTCTTGCTGTAGCTCTTGGAGGTTCGACAGCGCCGATGCGATATCGACATCAACAACGAGTTTAAGATTTTCTATGGCGGAAATGGGGCATCACCTTTGTTCTATGTATGTAGTAGTCTCAGATAGATCGAAACCTTTATTATCCTATAACCCCTACAACAATATGGGGCGGTGCGTGTGTGGGTTCTATTCCATAGAATCCCACAATCGAAGGAAACGTAGAATTACGTTTCCGATTAGGTGAGGGAATGTTGTTAGAACGGTTTGGACTGATTAAATTGGTTTGCTTGTTTAAGACCGTGTGGGTCTGAATGGGCCTGTTGTGGGTCTTCCTCGTGGTGGTCTTTTGCCATTATGTACACAAATCGTTGCATCGGTGTACATTCTTTGGCCGACGTGAATAACTTTCGACCATTGTCGTGCAACAGATACATTTCTTTCCCCATTGGCGATTCCGCCAACTCCCTCAGTTTCCCTCGTCGTCCAAGGTCGCTCCGAGAACCTTAATACCGATGGCAAACGACGTAAAGTCAGTCGAGTTGTCTATCATCGGGCCAATAATGTGGTCGTTCACGTATTCTTCAGCATCCTCGTTGGACGTACCACCATACAACTGATCAATGTCGTCAGTAAAGTTTGCCAATGCGTACCGAACGTCCTCCGCGTCTGGCTCGACACCGTATTTTGCAGCCGTCACAAGACCGTCGAACGTGTCCTTCGAAAGTGTATCGAAAATGTTAATATCAGCCGACTCGACTTCCGACTGTAGTTCTTCAAGCCGTTCACGTTCCTCACCCGAAAGATTGTCTTTGGACTGCAACTCGTCGTATTCTTCCATCAGATCCTCGGGCAGTTCACTCTGCAGTTCGTCAAGTTCGTCCGTGTCAACCAGACTCATCACTTCCCAAAACTCGGGATCGACCAACTGACGAACAGTTAGTTCGTGATGTTCGTCATCGACAACGACATCAATTTCGCCACGCCAATCAGCACCCGACTCGGTTTTATTACGAACTTCAAATAGGTCGCTCATTGATCTCTCTATTAAAGTAGTAGTCGTGGTTTTCTCGTGAAAGTAAAACCACTACAGAGTTGCGTTCACGAACGCAACGAGGTCGTAGTTATTATGAGAAAAGAAACCGACCGACAAAAAAAAGTAGTTTCCTATCAGCGTGTAGACTCTATGTAATCGAGTCTCACGATGGGAGAAAACGGTAGTTTTCGATCAGACAGTTCCTTGGTCGCGGCCCGTCGCAATGCCCTCGACTTGGAACTCAGTCGGGTCGCCACTCGAACCCGAGTAGGTTCGGGTACCAGCGCGTGCGCCAACCATCTTGTCCTTGTAATCCTCTGCTCGGATTAGAATCTCTAACTCGACGGAACGGCCCGTCTCGTCGGAAGCGAGATCCTGAAACAGATCGGCGTCTTCACCTTGGACCATAAAGGAGAACGTGTGTTCGATATCACCACGAGAGATGCCAAGCGGTTCGGAGTTACCGATGCCACTCAGCCCCTCAAGATCCTCCTCGGTGCCAAGCTCGAAGTCGTCAACGGTGATGGCAGCCGACGTACCGATCGTCGTTGCGCCCGTTCGAGTACCGTCCTCGTCACGTTCGACGCGACTCACGATCAGCGTCACGTCGTTCGCGTTAGTTGGATGCCACATTAGGCGACACCTCCGTTACGGACGACATCGCCAATGATTATCTCTACGTCGATAAAGTCCATCAGTCCAATCACATCGAGTCCAATTGTCATATCAACCTCAAAGTCAGTTGCGCCCTTTTCGACTTGGACGTAGTAGTCTTCGAGCAGATCGTCGTCGGACAACTCCTCGTACGAAGACGTATGCGACTCCCGAAGGAGCAGTCGATTGTCTTCGGTGTTCTTTTCACCAGTGAAGTTCTCCGAAATCTGTCTCGAAATCTCAGTCGCCTCGTCAACGATTTCCGAGGCGTAGATCCGTTCGAACTGCGGATCAGTCGAGGTCGTCATATCTTTAATGACCTTAACTCCACCACTTTCCTTGAGCGGAAGCACTTGTTTGTCAACAAGTGTCTGGATCTCAGTGTTGAGATACGACGTTCGCAGCGACGTGAATCCGTTAAGCGACTCGTAGGTGGTTGAGTCACCAAGTGCCTTGCTTGCTTGTTTGCCCACGAGTGCGCCGATAGTGTAGGCTTCTTCGGTTTCGGCAGCATCGAGATAGCCTCGTGAAGAAGCAACGACGGACAGACGACGATCGTCAAAGGAATCGTCGTACGTGTTCGCATCCGTCTCGGGCATCGCACCGATAAGACCGTGCATAAACCCGAAGTCAGTATCGTAACTATTGGCCTCGGTTAGCCAATCGTTGCCAAGCGATTCGTTGGCTGTCGCAACACCAACAATACGCGGCTGTAGTTCGGCTGCTTGCTTGATGGCACCCGAATAATCGCCGTACGTATAGTCGATCTCGTAGTCCGAGGACTCATCAGCCTCCCATTCGCCCGTCACGGGGTTCAGATTAATGGAATTGGCTTCGGACGGCGTTGCGATGTCATCCCCTTCGTCGTAGACGATGCTGACATCGACCGTTGTTGCTTCAGTCGTGTCGGTTGCGGTAACGTCGTGTTCTTCGTGAACGTTCGGATCAAAGACGGGCGCGTTATTGAGTGCACCGCTTGCAGCCCCCGAAACAACGTCCGTTTCTTCCGTTTCGGTCACGGGAATCGCATACAGCGTGCCAACGCCATTTGCGAAGGCCCCTCGACATTGCCGAGCCAGATCCGAGTTGTCACCGAACAGCGTATCGACGTTGTTGGAATTGGTAAGGGTCTGCACTTCACCTTCCGTTGCCGATCCTTCAGCAACGTTCATCTCACCAACGATGGCACCAGTTCGTTCAAAAGCGGCACTAACTGCCGTTACACCGCCACTCTTGACGGTCGCTTCGTATTGAATATTTCCGTATGTTTCGCTCATATATTACTCTATTGTTCGTTGTTCGTCAGTCGTTTGATTGATCGTGTCCATTGGGTCAAGTTCTTGTGTTTGTTGTCTGGTATGAAAAACCGAAATGTCCATCGCATCACCACGACCGCGTGGTGTGCGGTCTTCAAAATTGGTCGGCGTCGAGTCACTTACTGTGATTCGATACGCATCGGCGTTTACGTCGGATTCGTCGTTAATCGGATGTGCAAAGGATTCAAAATACTCTCTGATAGATCCGTACACATCTTCACGACGCAGTTCATCCGAGTCTACGATTTCGATGCTGAACACGCCTTCCATCACCGTCGAGTACGTCTCAAGCACCGTCCCGTCTTGGAGTGTTTCAGTATTCGTTGGTGCAGACCGATTGTTCATCGGAACCTCTCGATCCGCATATGAGTACACAACAGCGGGATAGGCTTCTTCCGAGTTAGGATACTCGGTAGTAATATGCGCGTCGTAGGTGTCAAGCACCGCGTTAATCGACGCAATAAAGTCCTCTTTGATAGCTTTGCGTGTTGCCATTATCGTGCCACACTCCGTAGTGCGTTTTGGGCTGCTTCTTTAATGAGCAGTTCGTTGTCGAAATAGGCGGGTCGGAGAAACGGATGCGCGTAGTTACCTTTTTCAATAATTTCGGCAGCGATGTAGGCCGCTGAGACAAAGTAATTGCCGCTTTTCGGCGTCAACGGCTTTGTTCGCATCCATTCCTCGATGTATTTTGTAAATCCGTAGAACTTCTCGTAGCCTTGCGTGTCCGAGGGATCGTCAGTGTTGTACGGAATGTCAGGACTCTCGTACGGGAAGTCTGAGGGCACTGAGTCGTACATATCAGGTGGGATCGGTTCCGAGCCTTCAAACGGCGTGTTCGTCTTGAGGCCGCTACCAAACTCAACCACAGCGGCGTATTCGGATCGACGCCGATTCACTTCGACGGCAAACTCCATCGACGTACTACCAATCGATTCGGTAAAGTCAGTACTTTGCATCAATTCGCCACTAACGTGTGGGTCGGACGCGATATATCCTAACGCATCTTTCCACATCACACGAACGGCGTTAGAAACTTTCCGCCGAAACTCGGTCTTAACGTCGTCTTGTACGTCATCGACGCTTTTGATGACCGAATCGATGTTCGAGGACACGCCGACTTTAACCGTCATTGTCGCCTCGTGAACGTGATTACCCAAAAGTCAGTGTTGGGTGATGCAGTACCATCGGGTTCGTCGTCATCTGGATGGCCAACGATGGTATCGATCTCGTATTCAACCCCACCGTGCGTTACTCGATCGTTGTGAGACAGATCTACCGTATCAGCAGCAACGCAAAGGCCGTTCAGTGCGCCGTCAAGCCGTTCGCCAACGACTTCCGTCCCAATACCCTCGTTCGGTGCAAACAGCCACAGCGACTCGATGTGCTCCGATTCGAGGCTTTGTTCAGTATTGCCGAGTGAGTTAGTCGTTTCCTCATAGCGGCGTATCTCCTTCGACGTGGCTCTTGAGGAAATGATACGACTAATGCCGCCCAACCCACGTCGTCTTGGAATGCCGCTCGATCTACTCATCCGATGTAATTACTCGTGTTTTGAAGCGGGAGATCGGTTCTCTTTTCGAACGTTACTTCGGACTCGCTCAACGCACGATCAGCCTCAGCACTCCACGATTGAATCTGTTGGGAACTGTCTGGATCGGCGTTCGAAAAGGAAATCGATTCGTCACCGATACCGTACTGGTCGATGTTAATGTTTTCGACGGCTTCTTTGGCCTTCATTGCTGTAATGGCAACGAGGGCCTGCCCGTACGCAACGTCCTCGTACCAGCGTTCCGAACCCGTCTTCATATACAAATGACGCTTGGCATCTTCAATATTGCCCGTCGCTTGCGTTGTCGGCCATTCGTCGCCGCTGTCTGCATACGACGTTTTATCACGGACGGCTGTCTCTAACGCAGCATCGTCCGTGATGGCAAATGATGGCAAGTCCATTTATAGTAGGGAACTGAATGTCGAAACGATTTCTGCCCCGTCCGCAACGAGATATCCAAACCCAATCAGTGCGATTTTTTCGAGTCTGGTAATTCGGGTTTCGTGATCTTCCAACGTCGCATCAACGTTCGATTGTCGATACGACGGATCGTACGATTCTCGTCCCATTCCCATCAGACCTTAGAATAGGGAACTGACGTTTTCGATCTTGATAGCGTCGTGAGCGATACTACCACCCGCACCGTCGTCGGTCTGGTGGGACCCGAAGCCGTATGCCTGTCCAGCACGCCAGTAGTACTCGTATTCGAGTGCGCCTCCGTTCTTCCGAATCGGCTCCTGAATAAGCGTCGGTTCGGGATGCTCGTACATCTCGAAGAAGTCGCCACCGTGGTCGGGGAGCAGCCACATCACGTCGTCGTCAGCCCCGTTCGAAGCAGTGGGGAGGTTGCCCGTAATGTCGAACTTGAGCGTCTCATCGGCGTCGGGCGCAGTCCGAAGCCCCGTGTGGCTCGGGATGGTAAACTCGCCACTGACGCCGACGTTATCGGAGTCGTCACCGAAGTTCGCCCACTGGGACTTGAGTGCGGCACCACTGTTCGCGTCGATGGTGTTCCACAGCGCCTCGACGTTGTGGGGGTACAGCGCCATATCCCATCCATCGTCAGCGTAGATGCCCGTAGTCTTGCCGTAGGCGACACGCTGAACGATGTTCGACGGCTGTCCACCGCTGTCAAGCCGATAGTTGTCGTAATCGGTGTTGGCGGCATTAATGACGTTTTCGTCGGGGATGTTGTCGTCCATCCACTCGAAAACGCCCTTCTGGACCTGATTGCCGTTCTCGTCACTAACGCCGAGAAGGAACTGAAGATCAGCCTGAATGTCGAACATCTCCATCACGGCGTCTTGGGCACGGCGAACCTTCTCGTTCGCGTTCCCAAGCTGAAGATCCTCCGCGTCCACGGTCATCCCGTGAGTCATACGGGGAATAATCACGTCGTCGCCCGTGTAGCGGACAATATCGACGTTACCGAGGACCTCACCAACGCCAGTCTCGGCGGTCGGCATATCGGACTGCGGGGCGACATAGATACCGTCACCCTCCTCGATACGCCGAGTACCCCGCTCCATCTCGGTCAGCGGGGCGATTTCACGACGAAGGCCACGACGGTCACGGCCTTCTCGCTCAAGCATTACATCTTCGTCGGGGGCGACCATCTCGCTAAAGTCGTCCTCGCTATGGAATGAAGTAGTTGCCATTTATATTACCTCGTTATTCTGCCTTGGGTTCACTGAACATAATCGTGCGGACGGGATAATCGTATTCGTCAAGGGTCTGCCCACTACGACGCGACGGTCGATAGGCAACGCCAACAGCCTTGAAATTACCAGTCGAACGGTCGAATGTGGTCGAACCATTAGTGTAGCCTTCCTCGACCAGACGACCCTCGGCATCAGCAGGCGCATCGCCCGCAGTTTCATCGACGTAGCCAACTACGTCACGATGCTCAATAGCGGGAGCAGCAGCGGCTTCGTCATCGATAGTCCGAATACGGAAAATGCCGCTGTCTTCGAACAGTTGATACTGTGCTCGATTACGCATATCGTCGTTCGGATCGTACGTCGGGGTCCGAACGTCGTCATCGAACTCCCGTGCAAAGGACTGCGCGTCGTATCGTGCAAGGCCAGCGTTCTCGCCAGAATCAGCAAAGGTAAGGACCGTAACACCGTCACCGTCGTCGGAGATCAGTTCGCCAGCGACGACCTCCTCAGTTACGAGTCCACTCTGCGGCGAGCGGTCGGCCTGTTCAACGTAAAATTCAGTTGCCATTAGTATGTCTCTCTGTTTATGTAGTAGTCGTGGTTTTACTTATAAAGCCCTATGCTCCGTACCCGCGTCCAAACTTGCGAGTGCCCTTCATCGTTCTGTCAACATCGTCGTCGTTGCTATCGGTCTGCGTGTCGATGTTTTTGACACTCGTATTGTCAGCGGATTCAAGCACTTCCTCACGCCGATCGATCTCCGACTCAATCTCCGAGAGGGTTTCGTCTTCCCACTCGTCTCTGTCAGCGCCAAGATCGGTCAGTTCGTCAAGTGCGTCTTGCTTTTCCTCAGTGCGATATTCTTCCAATTCGTCTTCAAGGGACTCGACGCGTTCAGCAGCCTCGTCAAAGTCCTCGATAACGTCCTTTGCCGCATCGCAAATGCACTCGCCCTCCTCCATCTCGATGTGCTCGGAGGCATCAATTGCCTCGGTAATCTTGTCCCGATAGGCATCGAGATCGGAGTTAAGCGAGTCGCGTTCGGCCTTCAGATCAGCTACCTTGTCGTTCTTTTCCTCAAGCGCATCAATCGACAGATCGGGGATGTCGAAACTGTCAGTATCTTTGTCAGTCATGTTTGTATTATTTTCTGTCCACGGTTTCATTTCGGTCGGGCAGTCGTGGGCATCACCCGCTCGTTTGATTCGAGCCTCCAACGTAGACCGTTCGATATCGTACTCGCCACGACCTCGAAGGTTCCACGCGTCTTTGACATCGTTACAGTTATTGAGATCGTACTTTGCTTCCTCGTCAGCATTCTCGGTCGGTGCGACACCGTACCAGTCACCATCGTCATCGACGTAGATCCCACTCGGTGCGTCAGTTGTAGCCAGCGGTTGCACTTCAGATGGATCTGCGGTAACAGTCACGTCGGTTTCGTTCCCATCCATATCGAGCAACTCCAACATAATTACGTCTTCGTCACTCGGATTGTGTGCGACGATAGCCTCGGTATGATAGGCAACTCTATCGTTCTCAGATAGGTCGCTCGTCATCATTTCGGTTCCTTCGTACATCGTAGACGCATCAGACGACTCGACTGTTAGCGTCTCGTGTTTGTGGGCGACCATCGTGCCATCGTTGTCGATTAGATAGACGGGTTCATCATCCGACGCACAGATTTCAAAGTCACCATCGATGCGTTCGTCAAAACAACCGTCAGTTTTCGAATCGACAATTTCGCCAGACCCGTTGCCCCACGATACCATTGTGCCGTCCGAATACGTCTTGGCATCGGTAGATTCATCGATTTGACTTTTGATTGACATTGCTTTGTCGCGGGCAGACGCACCGCCCCACGCTTTAAACATCGCATAGCCACAGTCTTCCCACGGGCTATCGACTTCAGACTCGTCGTAGTCTTCGTTTCCTTCCTGACGGGCGTGCCAATTAGCTACAGCGGACGTTCCGCCCGTAGCCCATACCTCTTTTGACAACTCGCCGCCATCAGCAAACATCTGTGCTCGGCGTCGGCCAAGTCCATCTGGCCCACCACACGAATCAGGCACTTTGCCATCATCAACAGCGTCGAGAAAGTTCTGTGCGGCGTTCTGAGCCGACTCTGGAATCGATAGGTCCATCGCATCGGAAGACGCCGATACTTCCATCACGACGTTACCAGTAGGCTTAGAATCGAGTCCACAACCGTCCTCGGACGAACAACGGCCTCGTTCAACAGACGCGATGTGGTTGCCGTACATATCGACTTGGAACCCGTCAACATCGTCGTCAGTGAGATCACCCGTGTCGCCATCGTATTCCGAGACGACGCGGTTGTAGTAGCCAGCCGACACGTCTTTGTGTTTCTCGATAAATTCGAGTGCTTCAGTGTCGTTCGACGGAATATACAAATCTCCTTGAAGACGATCTGCATCGTCGTCATATCGGACGGAGCGCCAAAAGCCGTGTACGTCGTGTACGTCCTTGACCATCCCCGTCATCGGGTGGTCAATTGTGTATGCCGAGTTGTCGAACGACCACGCTGCTTTTCGAAGCTCCTCGGCGGGCTTTTTGTACCACTTTACGTCGCCGTCGTCCATATACGGCTGCTTGATCGGACGAGCAATAGTTGCGTCTTCGATCTTGTAAAACTGGTTCGTGTCAAAAGCACCTTGGAGATCGGACGGAGCATCAACTGTAACGATATGCTCCTCGTCCCACGAAAACGAAACGCCGTCGCTGCTGTCAATAACACCGCTTGCGTTATCAAACGCAGCAACGCCTCGGTCGTGGGAGAGTACGACAGAATCAGTATCCATTAGTGCTTCGTTTATGTAGTAGTCGTGGTTTTCCTTTTAAGTGAAAACCACTACCGAATGAGTTTCTCTGAAACTCAGAGGTCGCAGTTCTTGGTTTAAAGAACTGCGGCAGAGTTGCGTTCACGAACGCAACGAGGTCGTAGTATTACTTAAATATCTTATTCCAATCGTTCGACAACTCGGTCTGCTATTTCGTCCATCTCTCTCGACGTGAGGCCATCAGCGGTCGGTTGTTCGGAAGCAGTCTGCTGTCCAGACTCCATTCCACCGCCATTTTGTCCAACACGCGGGTTGCCCTCGGCTTGCAGCTTGCTATTTTCGTCAGCGGGCAATGCTGCTTCCGAGCCAACTTGGGCGACGTTAAGTGTCTTGAGCCAATCTTCTTCGGCCTCACTAAATTCGTCTTCCCACTCGACATCGACATCAGCCCATTCTTCTTGCAGAATGTTGCGAGCCTCCTCGGGCGTCAAAATGAAGTTGTTAATGGCCGACGACAGCGTTTGCATCACACGAGACAGCCGTTCGGTGTTGTCCAACTCGGATAGTCGGAACAGTGGACCCCATTCAACGTCAAAGTCGAGATCGTATTGCTCACTCGTTCGATTATCGACAAGTTTAATTGCGTGTGCTGCAAAGGCTTGCATATCAGACACGTACTCGTTTTGTCGATCCCGCTCAACTTGATTGAAGTAGTTTTTGATGTCCGTTTCGGAACCACTGACCGTGCCACTCTGTGTGCCAAAGAGCACGCTTTTCGTCATTTCCGTCGAAGCACACACTTGCTCGAACAGCACATCAAAGTACTCTCGGGGCTGCAACTGCCCATCTGTCGCAAAGTCTTGAATCTCATAGCCAGCGGGCGTAATCAACTCCGACTTGGCGTTAAGATTGACCATATTGTCGTTGGCGTTCTCCCAATCTTCCTCGTTCGCGTCCTCGGGCAACTCGACGTGATACATCTTTGCTGCATAGCGAAAGATAGTCTGCATAATCGACCAGTTGCCTTTTTTGAGGCCACGGAGCAAATGATAAATAGACACCAACTCGGAGTCGCCTTCCCATTTGCCAAGCGCATCTTGGTCGAGATCGCCATCAACGACATCGTTAACAGTGTGATGAATAAACCGATTAGCGTGGTAAAACTTCACTCGTTCCATCGGATTCGACTCGTCAATCCAATCGGGCGGGCCAATAAGATAGCCAAGCGGTTCCTTATATGTGTCGCTTTGCGGGTCGGTATCCATCACGATTCCCGTGGGTCGAATCTCGTAGTCATCGTGATTCATTTCTTCCAACGGATCTGCTTCAGCGCCCGCTGGAATAGCCCCGTGGTTAGATTTATACCGAGCCATATCATCGAGCGTGATCGTCTCTAACTTCTTAATTCCCTCGACCGTGACTGCATCGCTCATCGGATCTTTTCCAACGACATCGGTCGAATCATCAAGAACGAAGTACGACAACGCAAATCCGTCACGACGCGCTTTCTTTTTGACTCGCTTGTAGTGTTCTTCCCACCCGATATCTTCGAGCAGATTCGTGATGCTTCGGTTGTTATCTTCGTCGTCCTTGATTTCGAACCCGTTTTTAAACGCATCATCGACTGGTTTGTCGATAATCGTTTTTCCCATCGACGTGCGATAGAGCCACCGAAGCTCGTTAATGTGGGGATCGCCCATCAACTGCCTTGGGTTCACCTCGTCCGAAGAATCGCCTACTTCGGTGCCAACACCCGCAGTTCGTTCGGCAGTTTGTTCAGAATACGTATGCACGCCGACCGTATCGATCTCGAATGAGGTCGTGCTATCCGTCGTTTCGTCAATGTCTGGTACGTCAAAGTCACTCATATTATCGTGCTGTCACCTTTCGTAGTGTCCGCCTCGATCCAAACCGCTCAGACGCAATCCACAAGTACACAAATGCTTGGAACGCATCATCATTTCTGTCCGACAGTACTTTCAGTTTCTTTTTGCCATCCGACGTTTCGATCCGATCCGTGTAGGGAGCGGTCAGATGGTCAATAAGTCGCTGTCGATCTCCTTCACGACCATCACCAAGATCGGCTGCGGGAATGTTGATACGGCCACGTTTAAAGTCCGCGACCATATTTTCAATCATATGTGTTCGTGCAACGGTACAATACGAGGAATCATCGAACGAATTATCGGAAAATTTCGGTTCGTCTTTGTCTTTAATATTGCCGTAGATGATTCCACACACGTTGTCATAGCCATCGTCGTTCCAGAGATTATTTCCGTCTTGAAGATCCTCACGTTGTTTGGCCCCATACCCTTCGTCCACGGCCACTCGATCAACTTCGTAGTCTCGAATCAAATCCTCAATTTCTTCCAATTCTTGTTGTTTGGTAAAGTCGGGGTCCAAGAACTGCAACGCCAACACATCGATATTGAAATCGCTGTCGTCGTGGGTTGTCTTTTCCCCGACCACTGCGACGGTTTCTGATGCCCCTTCTGACGATCCGCCACCCCAATCGACGCCCATAACGACAGTCGAATCTTCGTATTGTCGTTTCTTCGCAAAGCCTCTGTCGTAGTCAAACTGTTCAGTGACGTGATCTTCTGACAGAAGGTCGTTTTCGGGCGTGTAGAACTCGGCTAAAACTTCGTTTTTGAACTTCTTTTCTGTGTATTTTTGTTTCTTAAACTCGATTTTGGCATCGTCGTGCAGCGGAGACGCATACTGGTCAATGTGCCAGCCTGTAACGGTGTAGCCTTCAATCGATTCCATCGCTTCTCGCTTCGATTCGATTTCGGCTGTGAGGGCGTCTTGGTCAACATTATCGTTGCCGATAAGGTCTTCTAACTCATCAATCTCACGACGTAGTTCTCGTCGTCGTTCCTTCAGTTCAGTCGGAATAAACTCATCAGCTTCGTCTTTTTTTACCCACTCTTGTTCCTCGGCGTCCCAATCTTTCTGATCCGACATCTCCCACAATTCGTGGAAAAAGGAGTTACCCATCTTTGGTGTGCCAATAACGACAATGGTCGGGAAATACGGCACTTGTGGGACGGACTGATCGACGGCTTCGAGGAACGTCGAAAACATCGCTTCATCGACATCCTGAAACTCGTCTATAATGCCGAGATGACCGTGGAGTCCACGGAGGGCGTCACCTTTCCCCCACGCGGATCGTGCCTTCACATCCGCCTCGACGTGGACCGTATCGCCGTTGTCGTCTTCAAGTCGTCGTTCGAACTTCTGATGTGAGACGTTATTCTTCGAACGAAGTTTCGCCATTCCACTGTTCTTGACCGCGCCCTTAAACCGATCCATCACTTCACCGAACTGCTCTTGTCGCGGTGCAGTAATATCGACCTCAACTATTGGAAACTCACTAACTGACCAATCAGCAGCAGCCACAGCAGTAGTCGTTTTTAGACAGCCTCGTGCAAAATTAAGAAGTACGATGTCGCCCCAATTTGACGGAACTAATGGACCGTCATCGTGAGCCAAGTAGTGCAAAAACTCGCCTTCTTCGTCGTCTGGTCCTTCTTTTGGTCCAACGTCATCGTAAAAGTCGTAGTTTCGCATTGGATCGTTGGGATGTTGCCACAAATTTCTCATATATAGTCGAATATCGTGTGGCAACCGCTGTTTTAGTTCGTCAGGTGCGTTGTCAAGTCTCATAGTCGTGCCTTCATCGGATTTTGACAGACGATTGAGCCATCATTTACGATGCGTTGTGGGAGATAGTCAGACTCGTCGTGTTTGTGTGTTGCCAAATACCACTGAACTGCAATACTACTACTCATCTACCTCAACTTCGACGCCTTCTGCTTCCAGTTGCTTACTGAAGTCCGTAGCGGCCTCTGAGAAGTCGTCAGCGTCGTCTGTGTCAGTTTCCGAAGGCGATACGTCCAATGTGTAGTCGTTCTTCTGGAACGTCACTACACCACCGTCATCGTCGTCTATGGCGACACCGCCATTTTCGAGGTGATTCTTGATATCCTTCGCCACTCTCGATAGCGGTAGGTGAAGATGATGTTCCTCGGGTTCGGTAATCGTGTCCGTAATCTGCCCTTCCATCCCCTCGGAGGCGGCCACCGATTGTTTTTCCATTCCCTCACTGAAAATGGCCTCGCTCATATTCTGACTCATCACTTCTTTGAGTGCCGCTGTCCAAAGCTCGTTGGCCTGCATCATCAGCATATCGTTCGTCGGAATCGGCAGCCCAACGCTGACCGTATCTTCGGCAATGAGCGTCGAATCGGTGGCATCGATATCGCGTTCTTTTTCGACCACCTCAAATTCGTGTGTGGACATCTCAACCAGCCCACCAAACATCTCGACCGCAAACAAGAACTTTTCTGGATCGAGTTTTTCCGCGAAGTTTACAAAGTTTGTGCTAAAGTACCCGTGCTCGAATAGTTCTTCTGCTCGTTCCATAAGTTTTTCAGCCGATTTGTGATGTCTACAGTACTTCGATCCGTCCTCGCCTAAAAACGTCGATTCGGGCATTGCGGTACAATACCGCATTTGCCCATACCGCTCCATCGTATATTTCATCGTCCAACCACAACGGTCGTCACGAGGTTCATCTGAGCCAGCCATCGGTTTGATCTTAAACTCTCCGTGATCGTCTTTGCCCCAAATTTCACCGTCGCTTTTAAATAGATATACGTCGTCTGGAACTGACTCAGCGACCTCCTCTCGTAGTTCTTTCTCGTTAGCCATATGTATGTAAAACGGGTATGCGGGAGCGGTTGTGTGAGTTGTCCCACCAACTCACGACCCCGAGTCCATATGAGATTTCATACGGACTCATATTAGTAGTAGTCGCAGTTCTCTCACGAGGGAACTTCGGCCGAATGAGTTTTGCTAAAACTCAAAGGTCGAGGTTTTATTGTTGCGAGAAAACTACACCGAATGTGACGGGACTCGTTCTCTGACAAGCGTTCGCAGTCGCCGTAGTTTTCTCATATTGGGCGAACCGTCGTCCGTGATGCCAACGTACATCATAAACTCTTTGAACTGGTCTTCGTCCTCAATCCAACGTTCGTCCTCCCGAGCCACGACGTTAATAGTGGCGATAATCACTTGCTCAAATGAGTACGGGCCAAATGAGTTAATATCCATCACGTCCATCACGAGATGTTTGACACGTTCTTTTTGGGCGGGCGTCAAAGACAGTTGGCTACCAAATGTCGATACCATTCGCCGTTTGTCTTCCTTATGATTCTGCGAGCCACGAGAATCAAATTCCTTGACGTTAACTTGCTCGCCTTCTTGGAACCGCAACATCCGTTTCAGTTGCTTTTTCCGACGTGGACTAACGTGCAAATTATCAATGTCGGAATCGTAGTACGTTGTCTTCGTATCCGCACGTTGATCCTTCGTGTCCCATTTATCCTCGGTCTTTTTGTCTTCCATCTCACTCCTCGAACCGCAACCGCTTGTGAGATCGACTTTTTGTTCTTCGATTGCCATTATTACACGTAGTAATAATAGTCTTAAACATATAAAAGTTTCGATACTAATCGTAATTATTATAATCAAAATAATAATAGTTCAAACTATCATAGTCGAAACTATCCAACGTGGATGGGGGGCAGACAACATCCCGCGCCCCGTTTTAAGTCGTATCCCCCTTTCCTATTAAACCGCCCTCAGTGGCCGTACAATCGATTTCATATGCTGTCCGACCCAAACCACTCGGAACGAATTGAACGCGATTGTGCGGCGTCTGAGCGGCCTCTAATTGGAAGTGGTATGTTTGAGGCACATCGATTTAGACTTTGTGTGGCGATAGTTGCTGTGGGGGCGACGTTTCGAAACCTTTTTATGTCCGTAGTTCTTATACAACAATAGGTGGTGCGGTGGCGGAGAGAACGATACTATGTGGACTGAAATACGAACCGAAAACGTTGGAGTAACGCACGTCGGAGAAATGAAGGTCTGTTGGCCGATTGGGACAGACGTGTCTGAAGACCAAGTGCGTTATGTGAAGGAATCGTTGCGAGAAGAACGTGTTTGGAATAAAAATTTGGAACAATTAAAAGCATTTGGTGAACAGTTGGAGGCAGATTTAGAATTTCATAAAACGCTTGCCGATCACGGGGTTGATCTGAGTGTCCCAACGGATCAGACTTGGTAACGTATATCAACACGATGAGCACGGTGAGATACTAACGGTACATCGTGACGATGCGAACTTTGTCTGGTACCGCGAAGTCGTGGGCAGAGACAACGGCGGAGTCGTCTCAACTTCTGACGACATTCACACGGAGAATTACCGCGATCTCCTTGGGAACGTATCGATGTTGGACTATCCCGATAACTGGGACGAAATCGCTCGTGCAGTCCGTAAACGCGATAATGGGACGTGTCAAGGTTGTGGGGCCGACAATACGCAGCTACACGTCCACCATATCGTTCCACTTGGTGCGGGCGGGAGCAACGCCCGTAGCAACTTAATTACGCTATGCGACGAGTGCCACGGGCGTATTCACGGAGGTGTAACGTGATTATGAAACGACCAAATTGTGACAAATGCGGCGAGCCAGCAACGTTGCAGTACAAACAGCAATTCCTTTGTCGAGCAGATTTAATTCGGCAACTGTATGGGGTGTGTTAGCAAACTACAAATGAGAAGCAACCACTATTGCGCCGATTGTGATACGCATTTTCGAGCCTCGATGGAGCAGCACGCTATGACATACCACAACGGTGGCGTGTTCAGAGGCGTCGAAAATGGCGATTGGCGAGACTACGATCGGAAAACCGCCGTCTATGACTGAACGTGGTCGTTCACAGCATAGTTCGAATACTCGATCCGAAAGAGGTTGTCCAAAGTGTACATCCGAGTTGAAAAAGCGGCATTGCAAGCTCGTTTGTCCAATTCACGGCGTTATTTTTGACTGCTCTGATCCGTTTCGATAGCGGCAACGTACGCATTTTATTGCAGAATACACAAACGTTTTATATAATAGTTGTGTCTGATAAGAATAAATCGGTCCTAATGATAATTCTGGCCTTTTTGAGTGTGATCTGAAAAATTTAAAAAATAATTTTTCGACGGGGTGTGCGGTGCTTCTATATATGGAGATAAAATCAACACACAACGGGCGTGCGAATCCACCCCTATTAGGCTAAAAAAGTAATCGATCTGATACTAATCTTGACGGGGGTGTTATTAACTCACCCAATGAATGTCATTATTGATAATGGACATTACCTCACATTCATCGGTGTTTCGGAGCATCCATCGGCAGTTAGCCTTTATAAAGGCCTCTCCGTCGTCGTCCGTCCAGATGTCGTAAACGATCACTGGTTCTTCAACCGTCTGACTGCCGTCTGACCAACCGCCCGTCGCTTCGGTTTTAGTATAACCGCCGAACTTGTTAATAAATCGCTCTTGTAGCTTTTGTTGGATCGACGTTACGCCGTGGTAGGTTTGTTTTGCTGCAGCCTTCGGAACGAATAGCTTGTAGTG